GCCATAGAAGAAGCTAGAAACGGAAATCCTAAAAAGTTTGTCGTCAAGATACAAGCTATCCATGCAAAAACGACAAAGAATAAAATTGAATATACATCAGAGAGACTCAGGGGAAACCCAGAGTTCACTGTCAACGGTGTGCTTCGTCCTACTGGTCAATACTCATGGACGAGGCCATATCCCAAACCTATACTTACTCATCACGACCCACACTCTGACCCACTAGGTAGAATTGTTGACGCTAAGTTTGTAGAAAAAACACTTCCCTCGGGCCTTCCTGGAATCGAAGTTTCTGCAGAGATTGGAAATCCCGAAGCAATAGAAAAAATTAGAGACGGAAGGTTTTTAACCGTATCTATAGGAGCGGAAACAGATTCTCTATTCTGCAATATTTGTGGGTCTAACAAACTATCTGACGACTCCGACTGTAGGCACTGGAAGGGACAGGTATACGATGGTGTTGAATGTCGCTATGTTGTTGGAAACATTTGGTTTTCAGAGCTAAGCTTTGTAAACAAACCAGCAGACGACGACGCAAGAGTGGTCTCCTTTGGGGGAACATCTAGCAAGGCGAAAGAGTTTGAAGATGAGATATATATTATTGATGAGAATTCTAAGTCTATTATTTTATTAACAGAGCATGAAAACTCTGAAGGAGAGGAGTCGGACACCTTGGAAAACAAAGACAAAGACTTTGATACTACAAACCTAGAAAACTTAGATAAAGACAATGAAACTCAAGAAAATGTCAGTGAAAATCCTGAGCCTCAATCTTCAGAAAATGAAGAAGCTGAGAACAAGGATAATGACAGTTCTGAGGAAAACGAAGAGAGCGTCGATAAAAAAGACGAAGCTCTTGAATCTATACTTTCTGCCCTTAAGGCTGCTGGTCTTATCAACGAAGAAAGTAATGAAGCATCTGAGCAAGAAGAGGAGAATCCTCTACAAGAAGAAGTTAATAGGCTCAGACAAGAAAACAAAGAACTGATTGACAAGAACACTGAACTTCAAAAGAAAATTAGAGAATCTTTAATCGAAAAAATTGTTGGACTTAAGATCAAGATGGGCAGAATAGATGAGTCCAAAATTGAAGAAGAAAAGGACATTCTAATGTCTAGGAGCGAGGATTCTCTAAATGATTCCTTAGCAGACCTAATGAGAGAAAATGCCGAAAACAAAGAGACTACTAGGGAAAAACAACTAGTGAATAGTCCTGGCCTAGCTAATAACTCTGAAAACAACGTAATAGAGTCAGAAGATAATAGCGCTAGTGAAACCCGAAAGAGAACTCTTTCAGCAGAAGACATTTTCAGCAATTTATTTAAAGGAAAGAAAGAATTATAAAGGAGGAAAAAATAAATGCCACAATTTGAAGGTAGCCGCATTATTCCAAATTCTAGATCTCATGCTACTCTAGTCAAGTCCCCTGGAGATTCTCCAGCAGAACGCTGGATTATCGACCCTGCACTAAAGGGACTGTTTGAATATCACTATGCAGGGTGGCCACGTTCCCATGTTGTTATTCCTAAGGGAACAATCGTATCGGTGGGAGCTCCCGTTAAAGACTTCAGGACTCTGCACTATAAGCCAGTACTAACCTTTGCTGGTCATGGAAAGTTCTCTGCGGGTGTTGCTCCATACAACTTCATGAAAAGATTCGACGAGCAGGGAAATACAATACATGATGTCTTCGAGGCTGATGACTTCGTTCCAGGCTTGATGACTCGGGAATATATTGAAGTTCCTTATATCCCCAATCCTGCAGACGTTTACGAAAATATCGGTGTTAGCGGAGACTACTCCGTTGTAGTAAATGACAATGATGGAAACCCCGACTTTAGGACAAATGTTAATGCAAATGTAGCAAAGTCCGCTCTTAAGTTCTACTGGGGCTGCGCAACTAATAGAGTAGCTGACTATGGATACTCTACTATGCTCAAAGAGGGAGACTTCGTCAAGGCTGGTCCCTTTGGTAAATTTGTTAAGTGGGATCCTGCTATTGACAAAGAGTATGAAATTGTTGGTCAAGTCCTCGGTCTAGAGACCGACATTCCACCTGAGGGATGGCTATCCTGGGTAACTCCAGAAGTGGAGAAGGGCGCAGGTTATGCCAATGGTTCGCTTCGCGATCCGTTCCAGCCTACAGCTCCACGCCGTGCAGAAGGACCATACTATGACGCTGATTACAAATGGCCTCTAACATCCGACTATCGCTCACCTGGCGCATGGAAAACTTACGCTGGTGTTCCTGGCCTAACAGATGGCGCAAACATCGCCAATACTGTAAGGACCGTTAAGGGAGTATTAGAAGCAACTAAAACCTCTGTTACTATCGTTATGGATCCAATCGCCAAGGTCGATGCTTCGACGATTGAAGTTAAAATTGGCTCCACAGAAATCGCAGAAAAAGAATCCGCAGGAAGCGGAGCTGACTTCTACGAATTCGACGCCGCTGAAAATAAACTCAAGATTACTGCTACAGCAGACGATGACGATGATAGAGTAGTAACAGTTACTTACAGGCAAACAATTACTGTTGGTACACCACCTGCTTGGGACTTTGTTGGCTCCATTGGTGCCGCAAGGATTCTTCTCAAGTTTTAGATAATAAAGGTAAAGGAGGAAAGCAATTATGAATTCTTTAGTTGAAAAATATATAGCACAAGTTGAAGCAGAACAAAAAGGCGAGAAGCTTAAAAAGAATAGTAGAATAGACCTTAGGGAAGCTCTATCTACTCCAGACCTTGCTGTTCTTGTTCAAAGAACTGTCATAGATGTAATGAGAGATGCTGCCGAACCAGTATACATTGGTACCAAAATGATGAAGAAAATTCGAATCACTGAAGGCCGCAGTATCGTATTTCCAAGCATGGCCGCGATTCGAGCCCATGAAATTCCAGAGGGTGGAAACTACCCAGAAGAAACCCCTGAGTTCCAACTGCACGAAGGCGAATTGGAGGTCAAGGTACAAAAGGTTGGTCTTATTGTACGTGTGACCGATGAAATGCTCGACGATGCACAGTGGGATGTAAGCAAAACGATTGCATCCGCAGCCTAGTAATAGGTTGCAAGAAATGGTGCTTAATCGGTGAAGCCTAAGGCAAAATTGCTAAGGTAATACCGACAGGTATATTTATCTGTGAACCAAGGAGATTACTAAATGCCAAGAATACCTAATTCATACAAAATCGAAGATTGCACTAAATATGTCATATATGGGTCCCTATTAGGAGATGGATCTATTACAAAATCTAAAAATATGACAAACTATAGATTTTCCATTGCCCATTCTGAAAAAAACTATGATTATATAGAATGGAAGAAATCAATTATTAACATTCCATCATCTATTTGGGCAGATAAAAAAAGAAATCTAGTGCAGCTACAAACAAGATCTTGTATTGAGTTAACTGAACTTCGTAATCATTTTTACAAAGATGGGAAAAAAATCTTTCCCTGTAATGTAAATTTAGATGATGTGTTGTCTCCACTATCTTTGGCAATTTGGTATATGGATGACGGTTGTTATTCAAAGAGAGAATGTATCTTTACTTCAGAATTTATTTCCGACGAAGACATTTTAAAAATACAAAAATATCTATTTGAAAGATATAAGATAGAAACATCTATCTGGTCTAATAATAGAATCAGGGTAAAAAAGTCTTCAGAGGATATATTTTTTGAATTAATCTCAGAGTATGTCAACCAAGTCCCATCTATGGTTTATAAGATAAGCACAAAATATGTGCCGCTTGGGTGAAATTCCCAAGGACTGGATAGCCTGCTAACGACTTAAGGTAATTGTACAGACCACCATCTCATGGAGATGGCCTGACATCCTTGGATAGTAGCTCAAAACTATAATATAGCTACTATAAATGCACCACTCCCTCAGTGATGGGGGATGAAGATATAGTCTGATCTTATAAGAAATTATAAGCTAACATAAATGAATCGGAATCATGCTTCAAAAGGCTGGCCAAGCAATGGCTCGTCATAAAGAAGAAAAAATCTTCCGTGAATTTACTCGCCATGGTAACGTAATCTTTGATGGAGACGCTACCGCCGATAAGTATGGCGCAGATAAGTATCAAAACTATCTACCTCATGGCTTAGATATCGATGCCAATCCAAATCGGACCTTGGCCGTTGAAGACTTCTTTGACATGATGATTGGTTTGATGGCTCACGAATATATCCCAACGGATATTCTTCTCCATCCATTGGTATGGCCAATGGTTGCCAAGAATGAGTTGCTCAATTCGTTGACTATCTCTGCTTTTGGCGCACCAGAGAACAATAAAATTACAATCACGCCAGAAAAAGTTCAAGGACGTCTACCTTACGCCTTGACTGTAACCCTGAGCCCTTTCATTCCTTTTGACCGTGTCAACAAGAAGTATGACGCATATGTGGTTGATAGAAATGAAGTAGGTTGCCTGCTCGTTAAGGACGAAATTTCTACCGAGCAATGGGATAATCCAGAGCGTAATAGATATTGCGCTCGTTAAACTCCGTGAATTGCTGGAAGCCTGTAAAATGGTAATCAGCAGCCAAGCCCTGGTGGAAACATCAAGGAAAGGTTCAACGACTAGAGCTGAGGCTAAGGTTTAAAGACTATGCCAATAAAATGCTCCAAGAGCGCGGGGGAACGCCTCTACTAAGTAGGGGACGATGATATAGTCTGAGCTGAGCTGGAATTGACCAGCTGTATCCTGCAAAACGTAGCAGGAGATGAGGGAAACCTCCAGAACTAAGGGATAAAGAGCCCTTAGGATAACATTCTGGATATGCAAGCTATTAAAGTTAAAGAGCGCTATGGATGTGGAATTTTCAATGATGGAAAGGCTATTGCTGTTGCAAAGAACATTAACTTTGCTCAAACCTATCCATACCCAGCCAGAGTTAAAACTCTATAGAATCATATCTAACTAATTAGTGGGGGCGGGGTCCTCTCCGCCTCCCTTAAAAAATCACAAGGGTTGGTGAGTACTATGGCTCGTATGCAAGGAAAACTAGTACAGATTGTTTATCCTCCAAGCGCATCGACTGATGTTGCACTTGATGACGTAATTAAAGTTCAGTTTTCCATGGACATGAACATAAATACTATAAACTCGAATACCATCAGGCTCCTAGATGATAATCTGAGTCCTGTTCCGCTTACTGTGTTTATGGATCAGTCCAACCCTAGAAGACTAGCCATAGCTGTACCAGATCAACTCTTGAACCCAGAAACTAGATATAAAGTTGTTGTTGTCGGAGGAGAAGAAGGAGTCAGAAGTGTAGACGTTTATGATGATGGAGGGGCATTTTTGTATGTAGACCATAGCTGGAATTTCACTACAGGATCCAAAGATGTTCTATCTGCTCCAGTTTTGACCTACCCGTCCAACGACTTGATTCTAAGCTCAAAAGACATAAGCTTCTCTTGGTCTTCCGTTGAAGGAGCAGAGAGGTACAATTTTCAAATAAGCACAGATAAGAGCTTCTCAAAAATAATTCTGAACGAAGACTCTATCTCTACAAATAGCTATTATCCTAATACGGATCTTTCTATACCAGTAGATATTCCAGGAGGCTATTTTTGGAGGGTAAGAGCAATTAGCTCTGAGGGATCGTTTGGAATCTGGAGTGCTATTCATCAATACTACATTGACGAAGAAAGTACATCCTACGACAACTATGACTCTGTGGATATCCTAGAAGTTGTTTCTACTTTCCCTGCCTCAAGTGAGACGTTTGTAAGCGAAGACATTCATTCAATAGCGGTTGAATTTAATCATCCTATTCTACCCGAGAGTGTTACGGAGGTCTCATTCTTTGTTAAGGCAAAGAAGATTGACTTTGGGGGTCAAGGAATTCTAGTTCCTGGAGATATTTTAGTTGAAGATAATAAAATTCTATTTTCGCCCATTGATCCACTAGAAGAGAATACCGAGTATCAAGTATACATAACGGAAGAAATTAAAAGCACAGAAGGTGCCAGTCTCGAAGAAAGAATGATGTTTAGATTTTTAACAAATCTGTCGCCCTGTTACTCTATGGCAGAGATTATTAGGGGAGACCTTGGTACATTTGTTGATACTTTTTCAGACATAGATATAACAATTGCCATCTATAGAACCAGCCTTTGGGCAGACCAAATAGCAAATAAGCCATATGGATCTCAAAATGATCATCTTATAGGCGAAGTGCAAAGAAGCTCTGATAATAAGATTTTTTTCCATGAGTATGTAAGATATGAAACTGGAATTAAGCTATTGCTTCGCAGAATAATGGATCATTCTATTATATCAAGTGAGTCTAAGCAGCTTGGAGATCTTAGTATTAAAAAGTCTGGTTCTCTAGTTCCTGACATAAACGTCGTAATGAAGAGACTAGAACAACTAAGAGACGCTGCATTAAAGAAGCTAACAGAAGGATTTGGAACAAAGGCTCTTCCTACTTCAACTGTTCTGGGGGGACAGAAAGATCCCTACCCATATGGTAGAAACAGAGAACGGTTTTAAAGGTGGGAGTCGCACATAAGGCCGTAGAGCCAGTCTCTATAGGTATGGGAATGAGAACAGAAAGTCGTCTACTCTTAGACATTAGTTTAGGAGTTTACAAACAGTTTACTTATAAACTCAAAAATGATGCAGGGATTCGAAGGTCAAGTGTCGAAGTTTTACTACTAAAAAACGCTTTATTTCGTACCTTAGATTTCAAAGTTTCTCCTGCAGTAGGAGTTACAAAGAGTACGTTTGAAACTGTGAAGATTCAGTTTGGAAAATGGAATAATTACCATCCCCTTACAGAGCAGATAGTTGCTATTGCTACTGAAGTTGATGTGAAGTCATCTCAGCAAATAGGAACTCGTGAGCCTTGGCTATTCTTCTCTCGGGAGTGTCTTGGCCTTGAAAGGCGCACAGAGCCTAATGCTATAGCTCAGTTCGGTAGGAACAAAGAAGATAAAGTTCCTTCTAGTCTATCAATACTCAGATCGTTTAGTTACTTTGTTCCTAGTAAGTACAACATTTGGATTAGAGCAACCCTACAAGAGCTTGTGAACCTACAAAGGGAACTTATAGTTAGAAGCTCCTCTAAGGAGGTTTCTTTGAAAGGAGTGCGTGAGTTTTCCACGGTAAGAACAAAGGAACTTTCTCCAAACATTAGGCAGTAAGAAATAGGAGGCACAAAGAATGATAGATCTTCAAAAAGAATTTAATAAAATCTTAGATGATGAAGGTTCATACATTCTATTGATTAAGCCTTCAAAGAAAATCAAGTGTATTTGCTGGAATGACCTTTCAAAATCAGCAGATACGAAATGTCCTATATGTCTTGGAACTGGCTTTACAATAAAGGTGGAAAGACACATTTCCCTAAGCTTCACCGCAAGCGTAACAGAAAGTCTCCCAAGGCTGAAGAGGGTTGCAGAACCATCTTCTCTAACAATTGATGGTAAGTACTTTTACTTAAAAACAAATTCTAGAGTTTCTCAAGGTGATGTCATTGTCGAGGCTTCCTTCGACAGATCTGGAAGGCCATATGGCCAATTTGAGTTCTTTAATGTGAATCAGGTTTCCTCATTTCGTCTAAAGAACAAGATAGTATATCACAGAGCGGCTTGTCCAGAGTCCCCAATTAACTCTGATATTAAGGCCTTTAATCTAAAAAAGATGGCAGGGAAAATTAATTACTATCCTATTTACAAGGAGAGCTACTCATGATTAGAGTCATTGATTCTCCATCTATAGTTTCCATTCCGTCTCAAGCTTTTGGCTCGTCTATCTGTATTATTGGGTATAGCACTAAAGGCCCCATTTTGGAGCCAATATTCACACGATCTATTTCCGATGCTTCTAGTAAATTTGGAGAGGGAAAACTCATTCAAGCCTTTGAAGAAGCAACAAGATCAGGCGGTAAAGAAGTATATCTCATAAGAATAGACGAAAACGAAGATAAGTTTTCTCAATTGGAAAGCGCTTATAGCATTATAGAAGACCTACCAATACATATCGTTGTTCCCGTTGTTGCATATATGGATGAAGAGATAAATTTCGCTCTTCAATTAGCTACTCATTGTCATATGGCCAAGAGTAGAATAGGAGTAATTGGGGTAAAGCCTATTGACAACCCAGAAGAAATTTTGTCTTATGTCTCAAATCTGATTACGAATCAAAGAATGAGGGACGGATTTTATTTAGAATCCGAGGACATAAGTCATCTTATTTCAGTCGTGGCTTCTGAAGTCATAATTGAAAACTCTCTAGGCCACAGATATACAACAAATGGCGCAGCTTCATATGCTGGTCTATTGTCTTCACTCCCTGAAGGATCTAGTCCATCAAACAAGATCTTGGGTGGAGTAAAATCACTAAGATACAGTTTTCCGTCTCATGTAATTGAGAGCATTTCCCTAAACAAAGAAAACAACCTGGTGAGTTTCAAAGACCTAATAAGAAACCCACTAAGACCAATAGATATAAAAGGATTTGTCCCAAACAATGAGAGGACATTCTATTTTATAGAGAATAAGGACTATGTTGTAGATTTTCAAAACGAAGTCATTCTATGGATCAACGAGGATGAATCTTCAGGTGCCACATCAATTGTATATTCTATCGATGAAGAAGAGGCTCTATCCAATGCTGGGTATGTTGTCTTCCGATCATCAACACATGGAGTTTTTCCAAGACTTGGCGTTACAGCAAGTAATCAGAAAAAACTAAGAGATGTTGGCTCCGTAAGAGATATTCTATACATCATAGATACAATTAAACTACTGTCTGAAGATTTAATCGGTGAGACTAGAGTGCAGTCTGTACAAAATATAGATTCAAGGCTTAGATTCTTCTTAAATGGACTGATAAGAAAACAAATAATCAAAACGTTTTCTTTAAGAGTCTATCATGAAGGGCACAATGTGGTCATAAATTTAGACCTAATTCTTTTCTCAAGCATTGAATCTGTTACAGTTGCCATAGATCTAGGTAAACAGGAGGAGTCATATGAATAAAATGTCCTACCCCCTAAAGTCGTTTTTTGAGACAATAGATAAAACAATATCAATTGCATGGGGCAACAATTGGGGGACATTTACAAAGGCATACCCCTCTGAGTCCGAAAGCAAGTCTATCAAAACTCCAATCATAACATACAGGACTTCAGAAAAGACCCCGAGCCAAATGGGACAGGTAAAAGAAATAAAGCCTCGGATTCGACATCAATTTTCGGTGCCAGAGACTGGAGAAGCTTACCAAATTTGGGGGCAAAGATTTGACTGCATTGTTGAATTTGGAGTTTGGGCAGACAATGATAGCAAAGCAGAAGAGTATGCAGAATTCTTTGAGGAATTTATGACTACCTACTGTGGATTATTCAAAGAGAATGGAATCATTGAAATCATTCACTTGAAAACAGTAGACGAAATGCATCCGCATTCTTGGAGAGTTGATTTTAGCTCTCGTCATGTTATCTATCAGGTGATAATAGACAAAAAGATACCAGTTTCCTTGGCAACAATAGAAGAAGTTAGAGTAAAATTAAAAAATCTAAAAGAAGATAGATCTTCTGAAAAATAGAACACAAGGAGGAACATAAAACAATGGAACAATACACAAACCTACCAGGCTTTTTTGTTGAAATGGCTGATGACGGCCTGCAAATTATGCCTACAGTTTCCCTTACTGATAGTGTTTTGTTGATTGGAACTGCAGAAGATGGTCCAGAGTTTACACCAGTTAGAGTTGCTAGACTGGAAGAAGCTGATGCCATCTTTGGCAAGTTTGAAGTAAATGGAATTCACTCAGGGGTTTCTTTGCTCTTAGGTGCAAGGCAAGCTTTTGGATCTGGTTGCAGAGACATTAGACTTGTAAGAATTCCCCACGGAACAAAAGCTCACAGAGTCCTAAAGGATGATGATGACAAAGCTCTACTCAAGGCCACCGCATTCTCCTACGGAGAGACCTATAACAACATTATGATTGAAATCTCTGACGAAGAAGAAGAAGAAAATAAGGTTGGCTCCATTATTAAAATTTGGAACAGAGCAGACACCTCTAATCCTCTAGGAGATAATCCTACCGAGAAATTTTATACTAAAGGCAAGACCTTGCAAGCTCTAGTAGCAGAGATGAACCAGAAGGCAAGATCTTCTGAAGTTGTATTCTATCTTGATAAGTCCGCTACTGCAGAAGCAGATGCTGACAACATCAAGGCTACAGACGGTGCGGTAGCTCTTGGAGTAAATGACGGAACAAATTCCGTTAAGGGCACCAGCTATGAACTGGGAGACTCTTATGCCGTACAAGAAGGCGGCTCTGAAACTCTAAGGTCTCAACTTGCAAAAGCATATAATTACTTGTCAGACTATGCTGCTACAGTAGTTGTGCCCCTGGATGTATATTATGATCCAGAAAACAATGGAATGGACGCAACTGCACTGGCAGAATTCTGTGCAGAGGCCAACGTCAAAGACTCTAGGATAATCGGTGTCATCGCAGCTAAACCTCTTGAAGGAAATGCAGATATTCCTGCAATCAGAAATTATGTAAACATGCTAACTGACTCTGATTCCTTCTCTAATACCTATCCTGGGCCGAATGGCGAAGATTATGGTAAGTATATTAGCGTAGTTGTTGGTCAGCCAATTTTCTACAATAACAAGTTGGGTTTACACACTGACACAGCTGCTGCAGCATACGCTGGTCTTATTGCTACTTTGCCACCTCACTCATCTACTACAAATAAAATCTTGTCTGGAACAAGGGGACTTAAGTATAAGTTCTACCCAGCACAATTAGATTCCTTAACTAGCAAGCGATTTGTTACTCTCCGTCAAAGAGCTGCTGGTGTAGCTGTTACTGATGGAATTACTGCAGCAAGAGAGCTGTCTGATTTCTCTAGACTGTCCACAATGAGAATTGCAAACGCAGTAATTGATGGAATTAAGCAAGTAACCGAGCCCTTCATTGGTGAGGCACTAGACCCTTCTAGGCAGCAAGCAATCGAAACTGCAATCGAAAGCATCCTTGCAGATCTTAAGTCTGCTGGTGCGCTTGAAGCATATAGATTCGGAGTATATTTTGCCTCGTCTGCAGACAGAATTAGAGGCATTCTCACCGTAGAAGTGGCAATTGTCCCTGCATTCGAAGTTCGCAGAATTAGACTAAAACTAACTCTGAAACCGACAATGTAAGTTAGAAAACCTTAGAAGGAGGTTAAGCAAAAAATGGAAAACCAATTTTTCGCAGAATCATATATGAAATCTTTCTCTAGCTTCTCAGGTGCAGACATCATTGCTGACTTTGGTGGAAGAGTTTTTGGAGAACTCCAAGCAATTACCTATGCTGTACAGAGAGAAGTTGCTCCGATTGCCCAATAGTGTGTAGGTCGGAGTAAAACCCTGCTCAAATCGGTGAACGGATAACATCCCAACGCCGAGCCGAAGGCTACTGGTAACAGTAGAAAGGTGTAGAGACTTTGTAGAAGCTATTTAGGAGCAATATACATAAGTGGCATTTCCTTATGCATTGCATAAAATACATGATGCTGCTTAATGCAGGGGTATGTTCCTTGTGGGCAAGTCCTAAAACAAAACCCACAATAAGCAAGGGACATAGAAGGCATAGTCCAATAAACGTTACACAATGGGTAAACAACATTGCCCCACTTTCTAGTAATAGGAAGTTGCAAACTGAGCTATATCGGTGAAACCTAAGGGTCAATCCTATGGCAATACCGAGGGAAGAGCATACGGATACCCGTGGAAAACTCCCCGTAGAGACTGAGTAACTTAGTTACGAGGCGTGAACTCCGTTAATAAACCATAGTCACGTCATACGCTTAGGAGGCTATTATATGAATGAAGAAATAATTTATGGTACACTACTAGGAGACGGTTATATAGCTAAACTTGACAATAAGTATGATGTTTATTATCGCTTCGAGATTGAACATTCTATCGAAGATATAGACTACATAAATTGGCTACAGGACAACTTAAGGGATGTCCTTCCTTATCGCAGAGAAAGGAACAGAAAGTTCAAAACTAAAGATGGGGAAATTAAATCTAGAACAATTCACCTCTATGGAAAGACGAATAAAGACTTTGAGGAACTGAGATTCTTTATTTATAAAGATGGAGTAAAGACAGTTTCCAAAGAATGGCTGGATAAACTTACTCCTTTATCTCTAGCAGTTTGGTATATGGATGACGGAAGCTACCATATAAATACCAATGCTATAGAGATTTCCACTGACAGTTTCACTCTCGACGAGCATAAGTTAATGCAAGACTACTTTAGAGAGAAGTGGGGCATATCAGTGTCTATAATAGGCAAAGGGCGTTCGTACAGGCTATACTTTCCCAAATCAGAAGCTGTAAAGTTTCTAACTCTGATTTTTCCTCACATAGCTCCAGGAATGGAAAGAAAAGCCCCAAGAGGGTGGGAACTAGCTAGAAAACTTCCCCCAAATTTTCATAAAAGATTGTCAAGAAGCAACACCAAAGAAAAATGCA